CACCCTTTTTCTTTTGGCCGTTATTGCTGATTTAATCCCTGTCGACGAATTGGAACTCGCGCTTTTTTCTGGTGACGACTCATTGCTTTATGGTTTCGGTTTGGATCAATATAAAGACACACAACACTTCGGTTTGAAATTTAATCTTGAAATAAAATTCTTTAACTTCGAACATTCTTATTTTTGCTCACGGTTTTTGCTTCCAATTAACGGAAAATGGACATTTACACCTGATCCGGTAAAATTAATGACAAAATTATCGCGTGATAATATATTCAATCATTCGCATTTGGAAGAATATAGAATCTCATTGGTTGACAATACAGTTAATTATAAGGATTTCAAAATTTGTTATTCAATTGCAAAAGCTTTAAAGGAACGTTATGGAATTGTTTCCGACTGCACAAATTTTTTGCGTTCAATTCCGAACATGCTTCAGTCCGAAACATTTCATTCGCTCTTTTATGAAGAAGCAGGTGCAAACATTTCAAAAAATAAATACAATAATTTTGAATTTTAAATCTAATTTTCGTTTTTTATATAAAATTTTAATCATGAATTTCTTCAATCTTTTTTGTTTGAATGTTGTTGCTGCTGTTTATTTAGTTCAGTTCGTCGATAAAAATGAGAACTATTACGCTCTAACCGCGGCGATCACCGATGCTCTAAGGTTTGCTGACACTGTTACGACCTACAGTTTAATTCAAGTAATTGATGATCCTTCTTGTTTCACAATTTCTGAATATTATTTTGACAAACCCTATTGTACCGTTTCTCGCTGCGGTTCGACCTATCCTTTAACGATCGAGAATTCAGGAATTTTTCAATTCAAAAAGACGCTTATGTGTATACCGACTCGTCAGTTTTCACATGATGTCTTTACAGAACATAAAATTCACGTTTCTGATATTTCTTTGAATTTGTACAATTACACCTCAGAAATATATGAAAAACCTAATTTCTCGGTCGTTTTGAAGCTCGAAAATGAATTTAAATTACTTTGCAACTCCAAGAAGATGTGTCTTTTTCTTTCAAACGCTTGCATCGATACCATCTTTAAACATACTGCTGAATCTGATATTATTCCTACACATTTCACGTTCTCTTTCATTGGTGAACGTGTCCGCGTAGTACATAATGACTATAAATGTGAATTTAAAACTTTTCACATCAGCCAAGTTGTTTATAATTTACCTTTGCAACTCGTCATGATCGGAAATTTAAAACATTTCTTTAATCTGACACATGTTCCTGTGCAACAGGAGACTTCTTACATTTCTCCCGTTTCTCATGGAGTCAAATCATTCAAATTCGTTAAATGTTCTAATTTCACAGAATGTCCACGAATGTATACAAGTGAAGCGTTACCATCTGTTTACAATATTGATATAAAACATATCTCACTCTTCACTTCTTTCATTCATGTGTTTTTTCATGAAATTGGGAAATTGTTCTCTTTTATTACGAGTACTATTTTTTCACCAATTACTAATTATGTTTTTGAAAAATTGGCTGATTTTTATTTTATCGACACTCTTTTTGTCGCAATAACATGTAAAATTTTTCTTGATTATTAT